AGACTTAGAGTCAGACATAGATACTTATATCGTTGGTTTAAAAGAGAAGATGAAATCAGATACACCGCCTATGAGATTGGCTAATAATACAACTTGGAACAAAGCCAAGACAGAAGAGAAGCTGTGTATGACGTGTGCATTCTGTGGATTCAAAGAAGATTGTTATGGTAAGGGCAACTTAGATGCCAGACCTATACCATCTGGCAAGATAACTAATTACTTCGTTACAGGAGCAAGTTTTTGAAACAACTTCCAGAACTCAAGGCATATATAGCACAGACGTTTGATGTGTGTTTAATATGTGATGAGTTAGAAATTGAGCCAGAGGAACTTCTCGATAAGTTTGAAGATAGGCTTATCGAGAAGCGACATAGGTTTTTAGAAGAATTCGAGGAGAGTATGTAGTGGATTATTTATTGAGTGGTGCTTTTATATTACTAGGTGCTGGCTTTATTTATTGGTCAAATAAGAGAGCATATGAGAAAGGCATCACAACTGCTGTGTTGCTGCATAGGAATGGTCGTTTAAAGTACAAAGATTATGATGATGAAGATGGTGTCGGTATGGTAGACATTCAGATAGAGCCATTCGATGAAGACTAAGCAACTAATAAAGAACAAATTAAAGTATGCCCTACGACACGATAGGCTGTGGCATACTAAAATTATTATTAATAAAAAGAAAGAAGGAAAAAAGAGAGGAGTAAACGATGAACACATTACCTAATGACTATCAAAACTTCATCGCTCTAAGTAGGTATGCTAGGTGGCTGCCAGAAAAGAAACGAAGAGAGACTTGGGAAGAAACAGTTGCCCGATACTTCGACTTTATGGAGGAACACCTGGTAGAGAATACTGATTACAAGCTGACTCCCAAGATTAGGAAGAAACTTGAGGATGCAGTATTGAATCTAGATGTTATGCCTAGTATGAGGGCGTTGATGACTGCGGGTGAGGCTTTGAAGAAGAATCACATAGCTGGTTATAACTGTGCCTACCTTAGCGTTGACCATCCTAAAGCATTCGATGAATGTTTGTATGTATTAATGCACGGTACTGGTGTAGGATTCAGTGTTGAGAGACAGCACGTTAGAAAACTACCAGATGTACCAGAAGAAATATTTGATGTTGAAGATATAATAGTAGTTACTGATTCTAAAGAAGGTTGGCAGTCAGCCTTTAGAAAACTAGTGAGTTACTTATATAATGGTGAGTCACCGCAATGGGACACATCAAAGGTCAGACCTAAAGGTGCAAGGCTTAATACATTCGGGGGCAGAGCCAGTGGACCAGAGCCTCTGATAGATTTATTTATGTTTGCTACACAACTATTCAAAGAAGCAGTAGGACGTAAGCTGACAAGCTATGAATGTCATCGCTTGATGGCTAAGGTAGCAGAAATAGTTGTGGTCGGTGGGGTTAGACGTTCAGCCCTGATCAGCTTATCCAATCTAACAGATGAGCGTATGCGTAACGCCAAGACTGGACAGTGGTGGATAGACACACCAGAGATGGCACTGGCTAACAATAGTGTATGCTATACAGAGAAACCAGACATAGGAATCTTTATGAAAGAATGGTTATCTCTATATGAATCGAAGTCTGGTGAGCGTGGTATATTCAATAGAGAGGCAGCCATCAACCAGGTAGCAAAGTGTGGCAGACGTGATACAGACCATCAGTTTGGGTGCAACCCTTGTTCAGAAATTATACTTCGGGACGGACAGTTCTGTAATCTTACAGAGGTAGTGGTAAGAAGTTGTGATTCCTCATCAGTAATAAAGAAGAAGGTAGAGATTGCCACCATAATTGGTACATTCCAGGCATCTCTTACAAATCTAAGAAGATTGAGAAAGAAGTGGACTATCAATACAGAAGAGGAGGCACTGCTAGGTGTATCACTTACTGGTATTATGGACAATTCCTTTATGAATGGTTCTGATAAAGAGAGGGGCTGGTATGGTAAGGAATCATTGCCAGATTACTTATCCTCACTTAAAGAATTAACAATCAAGACCAACAAAGAATGGTCAAGCAAGCTAGGAATCAATCAATCTACATCAATAACCGCTATCAAACCTAGTGGCACTGTATCTCAATTGGTAGACTCGGCATCTGGAATACATCCAAGACATAATGATTATTATTTTAGAAGAGTAAGAGCAGACAAGAAAGACCCGATAGCACAGCTAATGAAAGATGAGGGTGTGCCTTGTGAGCCTGATGTTATGAAGCCAGATAGTGTTGTGGTCTTTACATTCCCTATGAAAGCACCAGAGGGTGCAGTCCTTAGAGATGATAGAACAGCAATAGAACAATTAGAACTGTGGCTAATATACCAGGAGTATTACTGTGAGCATAAGCCAAGCATCACTGTGTCTGTTCTAGAGAATGAGTGGCTGGAAGTTGGGGCGTGGGTTTACAAGCATTTTGATGAAGTGAGTGGTGTATCATTTTTACCACACTCAGACCACACTTATCAGCAAGCACCCTATGAAGACTGTACAGAGGGAGTTTATCTCGAAGCAGTAGGGGGTATGCCTAAAGCAGTAAACTGGTCTAGAATCAAAGAATACGAACTCTCAGACACTACGAAGGGTATGAAGACACTAGCCTGTACTGGTGCTGTGTGTGAAATGGTAGATTTAATTGAAGAAGAAGGAGACAAGGAATGAAGTATTTATTAATAGTATTACTACTAACAGGGTGTGCCGAATTTCAGACTAAGCTAGAGATGATGAAAAGCGAACAAGTGACTTGTAAACCACCAGACGTATCTTTGTGTGCAGGGTGGAAAGTATGAAGCTAGTGTTTAATTTTCTTTATTTATTATTAGCGTCAGCCAGCACAGGTTGCCTGATCTATGTCGTTATGTGGCTAGAGGCTTTGAGAAAAGGATGGCTGGTATAACAGATTTAAAAGGTATTCCACCACATAAGAAGTTTGGATGTAGTTGTGGTCGTTCACCTGTTGGTAGGTGTGTAGGTTGGCATAAACTTAGTGACAAACGCTGGATAGAAACCTTAGCTGAATATCAAAAGATGACACCTGAACAGAGAGAAGGTTTCTTATCACCAAAAGCAATAGATGGACTTGGTGAGTAAAGAAACAATTTGGCATTTCGTCTGTAAAGAATGTAATGGCTGGTGGTCCATAGCTAATACAGATGACTGGAAACCAAAGAAATTATTTTGTACACATTGTGGAGAACCCCATGTCAATGACACCAAACGAATACATAAGAAAACTACAAAGGGAGGCTAGCATGAAAAATAAGTATGGTCGGGCAGTTATGACAGTATCTGAACAAATGCAAGAAGAATTAGAACCACTACCAGAACCACTACCAGATTTAGGAGAAGAAGCTGAAGATGAAATCTTAATATCTACTGGAAAGATTGACTCCCCTGATGAAAAGTTAATGGAGTGTGTATATAAAAAAGAATTAGGTTCTGACTTTGAAACAATGGATGATGGAGTGGCTGTTGGATTTGTTGATTTTACAGAAGACTCAGAATATAAGAGGTTACAATATCTGCTTAAATCTAAGACTAGGTATAAGAGGTTGTTAAAAATTCAAGCAAGAGCAAGAGGTGAAAAAGGGGAGGAGAAGAGTTAAACTTTAAAGGAGAAATATATGGAAGAAGTAAAAAAATTAGTTGACACTGTGTTGAAGAACAAGTCACTTACAATATTCTTGGGTATTGTTATAGTGGCTTTAGTCTTTGGATGGATAGGTGGCTAATGAATCAAAATACTCTTGGGGTCTTGTCCGCATGGACAGGACTTCCAAGATGTATCAAGAGTTACAAAAACCCACGCAATTAAAATGCGTGGACAATACTAGACTTTGGAGGAGGGACTGGAAAAATGAGTACAAACCCACAACACTATAGACAAGGTGAGATTGAGGTAATTGATTTCATACTTGACCAGAAGATGGACTACCTAACAGCCAGCGTACAGAAATACATAGCACGCTGGAGATTCAAAGAGGGAATAGAAGACTTGAGAAAAGCAAGGTGGTTCTTAGATAAATTAATAGAGCAGCAAGTGAACAACGCTGACACAGATAACAAACTGAATTTAAATAATTCAGATGATTTACCGGGATGAAGAGCAAAGGAATCTTGCCACTACCTACGTTCAGTAGAGGTAGAGGTGAAAAGAAAACACAGCACTTAGTCAGCCTGAACAACTTCTTTCCTATGCATTATATACAAAAGAATAATGTTAAGAGAGCATACCACGACACTGTTATGGAGTGGATACTGACACTACCTAAGTACAAGACTATACAACCACACTACAAGTTATACTTTAAGACTAAGCATAAGAGAGACTTAGACAACTATACCTTTCCCATGCACAAGTTTCTTATGGATGCTTTAGTAGAGGGTGGTGTTATAGAAGATGACCACTATGGATATGTAACTAAAGTTACTACAGAGTTTGGTGGTCTAGATACGGACAGCTATGTTGTTGTCGAAATAAATGGAGAAGAACTTGTCACTGAATAAGAGTAGTAAAATCAATGAGTTACGTAAGTTTGATGTAGATTTAGAATTTGGTCAGCAGTGGGAAGAACATATAGATGATATATTTTCCGGTGCTAAGAAGTGTGAGGTTAAAACAGAGAGAGATGTTTGGTCTAGGACAGGTAACATCTGTATAGAGATTGAAAGCTACGGTAAGCCATCAGGGTTGACCAGCACAGAGGCTGAGATTTGGGTACACAATCTAGTTAAAGACAATGAGTTATGTTGCAGTCTTATGTTTAATACAGACAAGCTACGCAAGGTGATGAAGGAGATGAAACCTCATACAGTTATGGGTGGTGACAACAACGCATCCAAGTTGTACTTAGTTAATATAGCTAAGTTACTTGATGCTGTTAGTCAATCTCAATAACGCCCTGTTCCCATAACCCCCTATCTTCAGGGGACAATTCTTCATATTGATTCAATGGCTTGCCAGTTCTTATAGCATTTCTCACTGCTTCTAAAGAACTCCACTCATCATCACTACCTAAACCAAAGAACTCAGGCTTTACACCGAATACTTCTTCGTGTTTTTTACTGAGCTTTCCAGCAATAGTGTTGTCAAGTTCATTTTGTATACGCCTTTCTTCTAATCTTTCTTTTCTTAATGTATTACTCATTCCCTTCCAAATATATTCGCTCATAACATACTACTCCTTACCTTCATATTCAAATCTCTAACTGCCTGAGATGAACTTGTAAACCTAGGTTCTATGATTGCATCTTTGTTCTCTTTCATTATACGCTCAAATTCTCGTGTTAGGTTAGGAAGTTTCTCTTTCATTCTATTCCAATCAGCACGGTCTACATGAGCCCAAGCTGTTCCTAGTTGAGCAAAAGTCTCACTCAACCTTCTTCTTTTAAGTTCCTCTGGACCGTGCTTTTGTTCAGCGAATGGGCTATTAAAATACCTTTCACCATGTCCAACAAGACCACCATTGCTACGAGCATCACCGCCAGACATAGCATCTAGTATGTCCATATATCCATCAAGCTCTGCACGTCTATCACCAAGTGCTTTCATTTCTTTTCTAACTTCTTTGAATAAGTTTTTTCTAGCCTTGAATACATTTTCCATTGCAATAGCATCAGTCATCCTTTTGTTTGCTGACTCAATGTAGTCCATCATTTCATTTCTACTAGGTAGGTTGCTACCAAGCCTGTTTGTTACTTCACTGTCATATATAAATTGATTCATAGTGCTATGAACAGAACCGTCATCTGTCATCCACTCAGTGCCATATAGATGTCTAAGTGTTTTACCCCTCTTGTTCGGTATATTAATACGCTTAAGTATCTTTCCCATCTCATCTTGTGGGTTAAAGGCGTATGATGCACCAGCTTCTGCAAGCATTTCCTGATATTCATTAAGCTCTTTCACTATTCTTTCATATATTCTGGGATGGTCAAGCATATATTCATAGAAAATTATTTCCGCTAAAACACTGTCGTGACCGACACGTGTCCTGTTTCTACCTTCGCCTTCAAATTGGTTTTCATTCGTTGGGCTACCATATTTATCTGCTGTTATACCAAGAGCCTTTGCATCCTCAAAAAATGCTTCCATGTATGGTACATCCTGTATACTAAGTGCAACTGGGCTTCCATCACTTCTTGTCTTGTTGTATACGTGTCTTCCCAGAGTGTAATCTGTCCAATGAAATGTCTCATGTAGATGTGTATGAAGAATACTTCCAAGAACAGGTTTACGGTTTCCTAATGTCTTACTATAGTTCCTTATTTTTATTGCATCTTGCACAGGAGCATATGATGCTCCATGTCCTGAAGCCTCATTAACCCATATAACTGCAGTAGGTCTACCCCACCCTAGCATTGTATCAATCACACCTTCCCTCGTACCACCATACAAGAACCAATAGTACCTTCCATCACCCATAAGTTCAGGTTTTTTACTTATTCCTACGAAAGCCTCTTGCATTAGAGGTCTTATGTCATCACCAAGTGCATTCAAGGCTGCATGGTCGATGTCTCCTTGCATCAACTCTACATCAATGTTCATCATCCTTTGGTACTCATCCTCTCTTTTCGATTTCTCTAGTTGATTTTTCTCATGTTCCTTTAGTGCCTTGCCTTTTAATGGACCATACTTTTCCTTCTTCGCAATTCTCTTCTCGGCTTCCTTATAGTAATTCTTATTAGATTCACTGGCATTGAACTCAGCCATTATTTTCATTTCAAGCGGATAGTCTTTGACTTGCTTATTGACTGCATCAAATCCCGGTACTATGTTAGTTCCACATCCCATCAGTCATCCTCTACATTAAATAAACTTTGCGTTGGTTTAAATCCAATGCCTGCTGCACCTAATGCAGCATCAACACTTTCAGCAAACCAGTCAGTCATATTGCCGAATGCGGATATGTCTTGCTCAGTGTACAGTGGTGATATAAATTCTTCCCATGCTCTGTCAACAAATCCCGCACCTACACCTATCATGGATGTAGTTGCACCTTCTTGGAATCTTCCAGCACCACCGAGTAAACCAACAGCACCAGTCAGACCTGCTCTGTCCAGTGTCTCTCTCATGCCCGGTGCTTCAAAATCAGTATCTCTTATGGCAGCTTTCATAGTCTCACCTATGTGAACTAAAGCATATGCCATTGCTAGTCCCTGTACTACACCAATAGCAGCACCAAAATCTGGACTGCATTGCTTAGGGTTTAGTTTTCTCAACAGTCTCTTGACTACTGTATTACCAAACACAACAGGGAATGTCTTAAGCTGTGCTATGATTGCAAACCTAGGGTCTGACATCCACAGTGGTTTGTTGATGGCTTTAGGATGTACAACTACATCATCCACCACCTTATGTATCCAAGGAACAAGGACATCTCTTACTGTTTTTCCATTAGGCATCTTAGTATTCAATACACCTTCATTCGTAATGTCAACTCTTACCTTACCTTGTTCATTTGTAAAGGCTTTAGTTAAAAATTGAAACTCATCATTGCTAACACCATTCTCTTTTAATTCATTAACTAATCTCCGTCTTTCAATATCGGATAAGTCACCTCTTATAATACCGTTAGCTCTTCTGTTGATGTTAGTCATCATTGCTTGAGCTGCCCAGTTTCTATTGAAGTTTGTCCACTGTGTAAGAAAACCACCAGCGAATGTTCTGAAGTACATATTCACTACCATGTTATGGTCCGTGGAAAATATCTGGTCCAGTCTTTCATTGACTCTGGGGTCTAGGTTAAATCCTAGGGTAGCCATGGCCTGTGCACCCTCACTCGGCTCTCTATACTTACCTGATATACCACGATGAATGCCTTTCAAGGTATAAGCAAGAGCTTTAGGTAATGTCAGTAACATATTACCAAAGCCAGCACGCTCACCAATCCAAGCAAGCTCAGTGAATGATGAAATAGTAGCAAGGCCTAAGTGTGTGATAGCACCAACAGTGGTTGCCATCTTAGAAACTGCTGCCCAGTTTTTGTCAGTGTTTCTTTTGTATGTATTATGTACTGCATCA